GACGACTGATGAGTTGAAGAAACTCAAAACCACGTTAGGCCAGACCGTCACGGGTAAAGTGACAGGCAAATCATACAGGCTCTTTGACATTGCTTGGACGCCGCTGGCTGAAGATTCACGACAGGAGAAATTACTATGACTGAAGGCTTTGACAACACGAATTCTGGACTACTGTTCCCAGCTAACGGGTCACAGGTGGTGCGGCAGGGTAAGATCGATATTGAGGGTGAAGAGCATAGCGTCATCATCGTCATGTGTAAGACGGCCAAAGGCAACACCGTGTTTGAAATCCACAAACAGGTCGGGGTCATGTTTGAGGCAGACGCCGACAAGGATTTTGACTCGCAGGGAAGCATCGACATCGGCGATGGCAAAATGAACGTCTGGGCGCGGAAAAAGACCAGCGCCAACGGCACACCCATGACAGCCATCAGCATGGCGAGGCCCAAGCAGGAAAGGCAATCAATCCCTGTGGTGGCAGACACGCCTGATTTGGATGGCATTGATGACATCCCGTTTTGAGGAGTCCACACAATGAAAACTGTGGAACAGTTACAACGTGATGAAATCTTGAAGAGGCATCTGCCAAAAAATCAAACCAGAGTTTTCGGTTGGAGAGTCTTCATTCCGATGTTTCAGAATGAAGAGTTGATTGAAAATTTACGGTTGATGGATGGCGTGAAAATTGAGCCAAATTTCAGAGAACAAAATTGCGACCATTGCGGCGAAATTTTTCACTATTTTCATCATGGAAGAGGCGCTCGCTTTTGTTCCGACGATTGTAAAATACGTTGGCACAGAGGGAAACGGAATAGCGGCCAACCACCAAAGAAGCGCGGCAGACCAAGAAAAACTCAATAATGCCTAAGCGGTATCAAAACAAAAAGCACTTGGAATGGATACACTCCCAAGGGTGTATCCTTCAAGCCAACAGGGATTGCTTGGGGCCGATACAGGCGCATCACTTGCTGAAGCCGTGGGAAGGCGTCAGAGGCGCGGGGTTAAAGGCTACTGACAGGAATGTAGTTCCGCTCTGCTTGCGCCACCACATCATGCTTCATAAGCGCGGGAATGAGCTTGCGTTCTTCAATGAGCAAACTGGTGATCCTGACAACGGCAAAAAGATGGCTGAGTTCTTTTGGCAGAACAGCCCCCACAAGGAAGAAAAATGATTCGTCACGGTTCGATTGCCCACTGTACCACTGGACAGTACGAAGGAAGGAAAATGATTCTAGACGCTGATATTGAGAAGGCCGTTGATTGGTTGCGGGACAATGCAGAGGATGCCGCCAAAAGCAAGGCTTATAGAGTTTATCTGGAACAATATCGTAAATCGCTCAAGGCCATCATCATGGCTGAACACAAAGACAAGCCAGTGTCTGCCCAAGAGCGTGAAGCCTATTCTGATGAGCGGTATATCCAGCACTTAGACATCTTGCGGATTGCAGTTGAGGAAGATGAAAAGAAAAGATTCCTGCGGGTGGCGGCAGAGGCCAAGATTGAAGCGTGGCGCAGTCTGTCTGCAAATCACAGGGCGGTGAAGCTCTGATCTATTGGTTGTGGATTTTGATCGAATCAGACTAGCATGGGCTTTCCTCCCTCAACTGGCCCTGCTTCAAGCGGGGTCTTTTTTATCAAAAGGTGTTGACAATAGTAAACAAGCCACGATATAACTCCAGTATCGAAACCTAACCACGGAGATCAAAATGAGCGTTTTATACAAATTCACAGACAACGAAACCAACATGGACTGGCATGTGCGCCTTGTCTTTAAAGGTGACAGTTATGGACGCGATATGTGCCTGACGCACGATAAGGATGAGATGCTGGTCGAGTTCTACGATTGCCGCTACGACTTTGAGCGTGATGTTGACGGCACCGTCTTGGGACAGTTTGTCAGCCGCTACTATTTCAAAACACTGCGGAAGACTGATTGGACACAGGGCGGCTTGAATCTTCACGGCGGTGTAGATAGCTGGTCCGTTGGTTCAGCCCTGATGGTCAACTTGATGACCCTCATCCACCGTCAGCCAGAGTGTCAGGCAGAGCTTCTGGAAGCGGCCCTGCAAGCTGAAGAAAAGGTCAGTGATGAACTCCACGATATGCTCACCTTTGTGAGCAAAAAGCTGAAGGAAGGCGCTGACGTTACCGACCTGATTGAGCGCATCGATGGCTTTCTGAATCACTCTAATATCGACAAGGCAACAACCTGACCACAAGACCAGCCACCCCTTTTCATGGGGTGGCTTTAACGAATGGAGAACATGATGGCAAAATATGCAAGCAACGGCTTTATCAATCTGGGACAAATTCCTTACGACAAAGCCATGATTTTGTGGACAGCATTGAATTCAGTTCACTGCTTTCACCCAAACGCACTTCCAAAGCAGTTAGAGATGTTGCGTGAGCTACGCGCCAAGCTGATAGCTGGTGGAATACCAAAAGAGGATGTGGATGAACACGACGACATCCTTGCGATGTATTGGGACATGCACAAAAGCAAGTTCATTGAAATGGACAATCCAGTAACGAAAAAAGATTTCTATGCGGTTCGTTGCAAGCACCGTGATGAGGTCTTGGCAAAGATGGGAGACGACAATGACTAAGGTAAAAATCATTGACTACAAGAAAAAGGACGGCACTGGTGGCAAGGCATTCTTCTGGCTTCATGCAAGCATCAACGGCGAGTCTTGGATGGGTCATTGGTATCCAGATATGACAGGCAAATCAAACATGCATTTTGGTCTGGATATTAGCAAGCATGCGGCGGTGCCGTTGTCGGCATCTGACTTTCGGCTTGTATCTTCGCCCTTGGTACGCAAGGCGCGTTTGAGGTCAAAGGTCACCTCTGCTTTGGTGGTTGCTGAACTGGTGCATCACATGGCTTTGGCAGAACATGGGGCTGATTGAATTGACTGTTGACAATGGTAAACAGTTAGTGGCAGAATCGCAGTATTGAACAACCACGATTCGCAACCACGGAGAACTGACCAATGACTGACCACGCAATCGACATCGACATCGCCAAGTATTTCATCGCCACTGGTAAAGGCAACGGCATCTTCACTTTGCGGATGCGCGACGGCTTTGATGTTTATGGTGATGAAAAAACTATCTATGTCTGCAATCTTTCAAAGGATGCCGACACCGCCATTATCAAAGCGCGGTCTGTCATCGCGGAACGTGGCCATAACCCTTGTGAGCTTCTTGAGACTGTTGAGAGCATCAGCGCACATCAGTTTGAAACTTGGGGTGAGTGTGACCCAGAGCGCATTGCAAACATCAAAACAGCCAACAATGGCCTGATGCCTTGGGGCAAATACTGGGGCCAGAAGATTGCGTCAGTGCCTGTTGAATATTTTGTCAACTGGATGTTCAACGGCAACATTGATGCGCCATGCGCTGATGTGGTCAAAGAGGCCATCAGGCAACAGGTTCTGTTGCGCCGCGACGAGTTCATGGCCGTGGTTGAGGCCAACAAGGCGGCTGAAGAAGAGCGTCAGGCAGAGCTTGAGGCCAAGCGCAACAAGTCGAATCACGTTGGCAACATCAAAGACCGCATCGACATCACCGCCACAATCACATTTGTCAAAGCGATTGAAACACAGTTTGGCGTTTCACTTTTGACAATTCTTGAAAATGAACAGGGCGACGTTTTCAAGTATTTCGGTAGTGCCGACCTTGGTGACAAAGATGACACCATCACGATCAAGGCTACCGTCAAAGATCACGCAGTATATGACGGCGTTAACCAAACCGTCATCTCACGCCCAAAGGCAAACTAAAAGGAACCATGAAGATGACATCACCGATTCACATTGACGACATGCCTGTTGGCACCCAGAGGTTCAGGGAGTCTTTGCGGCTCATAGCGGCAAACCCACGCCCTGATATTATTCAAACCGCCATCAGCCAACTTTCAGAGGATGAGTGCGTGACCTTGTTTAATTTGATCACAGACATGGAGCATTTCCTGAGAGATCGTCAGATGGCTTTCCAGAGGATTTAGCATGACGCCTGACGAGTTCAAATCAATCCGACTAGGACTAGGACTGTCTCAAACAGAGATGGCAAAACTGCTTGGCTACACAACCCGCGCCATGATCTCACGATTGGAAGGGGGCAGTAGAGTCATAACACCACGAATGGCCTTGACCATAAAACTGTTGATGGAGAAACACGATGATACATTGGGACAACGCACCTGAATATTCGCGCAAGGGCTATGTCTACAAGCCCGACATTCATGAGGATGAGGAAGGCATCCGCAAGGCAAGCCATCGCTGTGTCAATCGTGTTGACCCTAATGATGTGATGTTAGCGCCTGACTCGCCTTATGATTGGATGACCCAAGAACGATTCAACGAGTTTGTTGATATGATGGTGAGGGTAAGGTCATGAAGAGGCTTGTGGTATTATTGGCATTGTGTCTGGGCGCTTGCAGTAGCTATGCGCCGCTTGTTGACCTTAGAAGCAGTGGCGACAAAGCCGCCGTTTATCAGCGTGACGTTATGGAATGCAAACAGCTTTTGGCTGATAACTTGACCATCTGGCAAAAGGCCGTCTTAGATCAGGATGTGATGTTGAATCGATGCCTGAAAGGCAGAGGGCATTCTATTCTAACTGGACGAGTGTGATGATCCGCATCAGTGGGTTTTTCCGACTAATGACTCTTTTGGCTTTTGGCTTTGGGTTGTATTTGGCTGTCATGATGTTGTTCATATTTGCGATGAGCCAAAGTCAGATATGTCATGACTATCTTTATCCAACCGATAAATATTGTCACCTCACATCACAGATGTTTGGATTTCATTAAGGAGAGATCATGGCCCTAGCTGTCCCACCAAAGTTGCGTGAGCTTGATTTAGGGGTCATGGCGGCTGATCAAATCAGTGAAAAAACTTGTGCGGCGCTCATAGCACTTCACAAAAATTCAAAAAATCTGGCGGTTCAAGGCCGCATTCGACGCGAGAGTGCAAACGTGGTCGATATGAAGGTGCGGCAGACAGAGGTTTTTGTGATCCATGAACATTTCAAATGGGTAGATGAGTTGATTGTGAATTGCGCCATTGAGGCCAACAAGCAATTTAACTTTAACCTCACTGGCCTGCTTGAGCGGCCACAACTTTTGAAATATGCCGCGCCGTCTCAGGGATATGATTGGCACTTGGACATAGGTTTGGGGGATGCCTCAACTAGAAAAATCAGCATCTCTATTCTTTTGAATGACGATTATAAAGGTGGTGACCTTGCGTTCTTTACAGATGGCGAAAGCCACATCAAGCCAGACAAAGGGACAGCCGTAGCGTTCCCCTCATATTTGCCGCATAGGGTGACACCGCTGACAGAAGGCACAAGATGGTCACTTGTTTGCTGGATAGCTGGTGAGCCTTTCCGATAAGGCGCTATCGATCTTTTTCAAACATCAGGCCAGCTAGGGTGGTCAGGCGTTCCTTTTCCTTTATACCCCTCTCTGTGAGCCTCAGAGCGCCGTCTACGCGCTCTACAAATCCATCTTGCACTAGATCGCCCAAAATGTAGTCATACGGCTCCCTGCCCCCTAGAACGGCGATTAGTCCACCAAGGCGCAGATTCTGCGTATTAGACAGAAAGCTCACCTTGTGAATCTTCTTGCTCATTTCTTTCCGAAAAACTTGGTGGCTGACCTTACGGCAAAGCTGGCGCTTACGATGACGCCCAACGTATATTGATAGTAGGCAGGCATAGCCTCTAAAGCCGCAAAGCCCTCGGCTACAATCTGCCTGCCCCAATCACCGCAAAAGGCAAGGATTAGCGGAATCGAAAACAGGATGGTCAGCCATTCGTCTTTCCAAGAGTTTTGGCTACCTTGCGCCATGATCTTTTCCCACCCCGCTTCATGGGTAGCGGCAACGCGCATCACCTCTGCTTCCGCTTCAGCCCGTGCAACCTTGGCCTTGGCCGTGGCGGCTTTTTCTTCTGCTTTGCCTTTCAACCAGCCGCCAGCAAGTTCTGTGATAGCTGGGATCAATGCCTGAATCATTCGTAGTCCACCTGTATACAAATCATCTCTTGGTTCTGATCGCGCTGGATATGCGCTTCTATTTGAACAGCCTTTTGATGGCATCCCTCTTCTGTATCAGCATCAATCAATGGCGACACATTGTAATGAAACGGGGATACCGCAGTTACCAAAATGACCACCCAAACAGTTTTCATCCCTTAGATGCTCATCAGAATTCTTCGCTGTCGTCACCAGTGCGGATCATCTCCGCGACCCTCACAGCACGCGCCCCGACTTGTCTGGCATATTTCGAGTCTAGTAGCTCCTCTGCGGCTGTCTGGTAGTCGCGTCTTTGCAAGGCGTCCAAAGTTTTTACAAATCCGTGCAGGCGCGGCATACCCATGTTGAAGACCAAATCTGCCAAGGCTCTTTGTCTAACCTCCGACATATCACGCCACCACGGCAGGCTCTTATCAAGTTCATCCTCTACAATCTTAATATCGTTTTGCAGAAGATAATCCACCTCTTCATCTGACAAACCTCGCTCACGCAGATTCCTTCCAACGCCAATCGTCTCAATCCCTAAGTGATCCTTATATACCTGATTTTTGACCCCTTCGTGGAAACGCAATTGCGTCACAAACCTATTGATATTCATATCTACCCCCTAATCTTTGCCAAGCGCACGATCAAGTTTGTCTTCGACACGATGCAAGGCGTCCATCAACGCCCTCATGTCATCCTTGGTGTCAGATCGTGTGGCGTAGTCTTCCCGTGTTCTGTTTAGCAAAATCTCAACCCGCTTCAATTCTTTGGCTTGTGTTCCCAGAAACCACCCGCCGCCCAAGATGATAATGCCCATCAAGCCATCTATTATATGCACTAAATCAATACCCATCAGAACGCCTCTTGGCAGGCAAACGTGATACCATATTTACTGACATGGTCTGCATCCCAACCTAGTTCATCACTGGTCATTCTCATCAGACAGCGCGGGTCAGCCACCACTATGGATGCGCCATTGCTCACCGCGACCTTGACCTTTGGTTCAATCTGAACAGAGACAATCCCAGACGAATTGCTGTCTGCATCATCCACAACCATGTGTAATTTTGATGATGCGCCGCTCCCAAGCTGTATGTAGTCACCAGCCTTGAAGATTCCCGTAATGCTGTTTTGCCCTGTGCTGATAGTAAGCGTGAAATCACCAACGCTTGCGGCGGCGCTGAGTGTATTAGAACCACTGATAGACCCTTGGGCTGATTTGGCATCTGGATCGCCTAACAGAAACGTGCCAACCCGTCCGTGTAATTTCATAAAGAACGCTTCCCACGCCGCCGCTTGAGAGCGCATCATCGGTGGCAGGCTTATCTCTGCCGTCCAAAGCGCATAATCATATTCAAAGACTTGTTGCTGACCAGTGAATGGCGACTCTGCCATTGCGTTCTGCCTCACAAGACGCCAAGACGAATTGCGAAACGCTGGGGTGGCGGGATGATTTAAAGGATATGTTGGTGCCGCCATTTATCTGCCAAACGCAGAGGCCACTTGACCACCACGCCTTCTGCTTTCCACGACTGCCTCAAGCGCTTGCTGTTTGAATACAGGCATCATTGTCATGATTTCAGCCCTTACCGTCTGGGACACGCCAGCGTCGATAGTGATTGATTGATTCACCACCGCACCCGACTGCCCAAGCATGTTCTTAGTGTCATGATTGTTTCTGATCACCCCTGCGGATGATGGCACGAACAATTCTGGCCCTCGCTCACCGACCAGCGTTGGCCCCTGAACACGACCACCCCCTGCGCTTTCGCCAAGGTTGGGAAAGGACGCCGTAGGAAGGGCGGCAGGCCCAGACAAATTGAAAACCCGATTCATGATTTGATTAAAGACCATGAGTTCCAACGCCTTTGACAACATCGTTTTGACAAAGCTAGAAAAGACATCTTTAAGTGAATCCATGTTGAACTTGCCGCTCATCAGCATATCGGCAAAGGCATCGCTCATGCCTCGCGACATACTTTGCACCGCTTCCATTTGCTGTTTGAACATAGGATCAAGCATTTCAATCTCATGTTTGATTTGCGCTTGAGCCTTGGCAAATTCCTCGCTGTTGATACCATATGCCGCCGCAACGTCTGCTAATACTAGCTCAAGCTCTCGCTGTTTGTCAGACAAGCCCTCAACAAATGATCTGCCTCTTTCTAAAGATGCATTGAAATTATCATTGGCGGCTTGGGTATCTCTAAGTTGTTGCTCCATTTCAAGCTGTTGCTTGATAAGAACTCTGATTTTGTCTGACTCTTCTTGCGTCAGGCCAATCAGGTCGCGCGTGATTTCCGCATGACGCTGATCTTCCTCTGACACATTTTGAACCTGCATCGCAAGTTGTTCGTTTGCGGCATTTAATTCTAGTATGGTGTCAGTTCGTTGTTGTTCAGCTTCTTTGATCGCTTTGCTAAGTTGTTCTGCGGCCTTTTCTTTTGCGGCTTTTGCATCTAGCTGGGCCTGCAATTTTTCTTCTTCTCTGATCAGGCGCAGAATCTCATTGAGTTGTGCGTCAGTTGCCGCAGTCAAATCTCGCGTTACTTCTAATGCCGTTAATTCGGCTGACGATCTGCCATCAATTTCTTCTCTCAACAATCGAACCGCAAAACGCTGATCTGCCAGCGCATCTGTCACCTTCTCCTCTGCCTTGATCTGGCCCTTAGTTTTAGAGTCGTCGCCCCCTGTGCTTACATCTGCCGCCGCAAATGAATCTGCTACGACGACTGTGGCCAAATCTTCTATTTCAGATTTGAGCAACGATATCCGCTCTCTTGCGTCATCAGCGTCACCCTTAATTAAATTTACTCCTCTTGCGAACCCCTCTGCCGCTCGTTGTAGTGGGGTTAGCGAAAGAACCCTTTGGACTTCCACAATCTCTGCGGTGGCCTCTGCTATCTCCTTTTCTTTTTCAGCTATTTGACCGATAGCGTTGGCGGTTTCCAAACCCACCGCTTCAATGAGGCCAATGGATTGCAGGAAATTATTTAGATTATTTGTGACGTTCACCAAGCCCCTTGCAAGAGATGTGAGCGCTGGCAGTAACGGAGTGACAACATTGACAAGCAATTCATCCAGCGCGGCCTTGAGCGCCTTTGATGTATTCGCAAAACTGTCAGATGTCCTTGCGGCATCGCCTTGGGCATCTGTGGTGCCAGCAAGAATCAGATTCATCCTCGCCTGAACCTTGGTGGCATTGTCTACATCTTGAGCATTTTGTTTGATGCCCATCCGATACAGTTCTTGCTGTAGCGTGGCCTCTGTGATGACGATGCCAAACCGCCTCACAGTCTCATGGTTGCCAACCAGCGCAGACTGGAACGCCGCCATTGTCTCTGTATCGGATGCATTGTTGAAACTGGCGACATCGACTGCCAGCTTGGTAAGCTCTACAGATAGCTTGGCGGCTTCGCCACGGGCAAAGCCCATCGGCACAAAGGTGTCCTGAATGGACGCGGCCATGCCCTCAAGCTCGAAAGTGCTTCTGCCCACCTCGTTGCCAAAGGCATCCAAAGCCTGACGCACCTCGCCAGTAAACGCACCAAAGACGACTGACGACTTGGCTTGCATCTCTTCAACGCTTGATGCAAACCGCACAGCCGCCATGCCAGCTTGGGCAAACTGGTGAACGATAACAGCACCAAGGGCCACCTTGGCGATGTTGCTAATCTTTTGAAAATTTCTGCCTGCTTTTTTGGCGGTGTCATCGACCTGTTTGTCAAACCGCGCCAGCTTTTGGTTGACATCTTTTAGGTCTGCTTCAACGCGAACCAGAAGGGTATCGACGGTAGTTGCCATCAGTCAGGATACCTTTCCATCAAATCTTCTAGCTCGCCCTTGCTGAGTGGCGGCGCTTTGCCGCCTGAATGAAATTCAGCAAACCCCTCGACTGCCATATAGAATTCTAGGAAGCTCATTCCCCAGAATGTTTCGGGTGACAGTCCCATTTTCCCAAGGCCGATTTGCATCCATTCATCCCAAGGGAATTCGTCTACGGATTGGCTGTCACCCCTTCGTCGTTTCCCTCATCACCGCCAGCGCTCAAGACCACGCCCACGATCTCACCGACGCATTTGATTGCTTCAGCCAACCCGCAATCCCAGATGGCATTGCCAACATCCTTCTCGTTGACATCGTTGCCCCCGCCACGAATGACGGGGGTCAGGATCGCAATGATTTGCGTGGTGGTAAGCGCCCCCTCTGATAATGCTTGAGCAATCTTTAGGACACTCAACCCACACGCTTGTTCTATCCTAAGAACAGAATCAATTGTAACCCTGCCATTATACGTCTTCGCCCCCAGAACTATCGGAAGCTCTCCCCGCTTTGGATTTGTCATCTGACTTTTCCTCACAAGTTATTATAAGTGTCTCACCCCTCTGGGCGATATCCTCTACCAATGTGGCTGTATACGTTTGACCACCACATTCCACTGCATCTCCCGCCTTGATCTTACAGGCGGCAGATACCGAAAACTCAACAACAGATTCAGAGGACTTCATCATAGCCCCCCAACCCTTGTTCTTGATTTTCACATCAACACTTTGCCACGCCATGATTAGACCGTCGCAAATGTGATCGCGCCAGAGCTTTCAAAGGTGAAGCTATATGTGACCTCACCGTTGTACTCACCGCCATACTCTAATGTCGTCAATTGAAACGCCCCTGTGAAGGTTCCGAAATCAGGGACGAGGAATTGATAATTTGTCAGCGCAGATACGTCAAATTTCGCTTTCAGCGTTGTCTCTGAAGCACTATCTGTGAAGACCCCGCTCCCACTAACTGTGATGGAATTGACCCCCGCTTGAGCCAATAGTGTTCTGGCCCTGCTTGAATCTTTATTGGTCACATCGACCATCTCATCATTCATCGTGAGTGATGTCGAGCGCATACCTCCGATTGTGGTAAACGCTTCAGGGTTTGCGCCATCTCCGATTTTCATCAGAAGGGCTGAACCTTTTTGTGCCGCCATGTCTAATCTCCTCTAACTGTCTGACACAACAGCACGAAATCGCATGATCCCATGCCGCGTAATTCCATCCGCATCAACCAGCGTCGTGAGAAACTCCTGTTTCAAGTTCACTGCTTGACCGCCTGTCACATTCAGGCTTACGTCATTAAGGTTATCATATATCTGTTTCATGATCACCTTAATCTCTTTCAGGCCGCGATACTGTGACCATGTGTGGATCGTAAGGGTATGCTCATGCATATCAAGTGATTTTGTTGATATGTTGTTTGAGGACTCTTCACCGACCACAATATACGGGTAGGCCGTTCCCTCTGGAACATCATCGAAAACGCCCGTGATCGCAGAGCCTGCGGCATCAGTAATGTTGGCAGAATTCAAAACTCCAAACACTGATTTCTGTAATTCAAAGGAATGGATTGACATCACTTGGCCTTCATCTGTTGAACCAGACGGCGAATCTTTGGCCTGTTTGCTTCAGCGGCTGGGTGCATAAACGGACGCGCCGCCATTTTGGTAGTCCCGAATTCGAGAAATTCAGAATAGCCTGCGCGGCTTTCTACATCTGCGCCAAGCCTGTCTGCATCCATCTTTATAAAAACATTAGACGCCAGACGACCTGTGTCACTTGCTGGTGGCTCTCCTGCCGCTGATGCCGTATGTGTGCGACGCGGGTTATATTTTTCATAAATCACCCCAGATTTTGCGCCCTGCAAGATTGATGTGACAGCGGTTGCCCTGACCAGCCCTGCCGCGATACCGACTAGCTGTTTGGCATTGGATGCGTATTGCTCTTTTACCTTGTCAATCCGTGGCTTTCTGGTGACTTTGACTGATACTCTTGCCATCAGGTTGCGACCCCCTCAGTGCAAACTAATTCAAGATACTTGTCGCGCTCTCCGATATTAAGAATGCGATTGATGTTGAACAGCCTACTATATTTTGCGCCGTCCACTGTGAAAGAATACAATATCCTGTGGGTGACCTTCAAATCTCTGCGGAATCGGATCGTGATTTTGTGAGTTGTGCGAGGCTCTATCTGATCGCCAAAGAACCGCTCCCCGCCCCCTTGGGCCTCTATACGGCCAAAGACGGTTGCAAAGGTGGTAAATGCGCCAGATGTGCCGCCAGCGCCGTCAGCGGTGGCCGTCTTGGACTGCAACTGCAATCTATGTTGCATCCTGCCAACGGCCATCAATAACCCCCGCCAAAAGCGCTTACACCGTAACGCATGATCACATATGGCTGCAAAAGCATTTGCATAGATACAGGCGGTCTTGGGGGTGGAAATCTTTCGTAGTCGCCGCGATGCTCATATAGAAAGGTGACATATTCAAACATGGCGACCCTGATTGGCTCTGGAACATCTGCACCAGATGAACCATATCCCGCCACATATTGAACCTCTATGCCGTTGGCATTTCTCAAATCAGTTGGCCATGAACCACCATCTCGCAAGACGACACGCGCTGGCTCTCTGACCAGATCAGAATAATAGTTGGATGCCGCTAAAGTGGATTCAGTGTTGGCATCGTTAAATGATTTGATATGCGTGACGCTGGCAACAGGCGACCTTGGCAATTCGATATAATTCAAATATGGAATCTGATATGCGCCAGTGAACATTCCCTCGCGCAGAAACTGATCGCGCTCACCAATCGCATCAAGCGAAAGGGTGTAGGTGGTATTGATCAAGGTTCTATTGGTAAAATTTTCTGCCCAATCACGGGCGGCTGTCATTAAGGCAGTAACGAGATTGGTATCCACATCGGTGTCTATTCGCAGATAGTTGCGCGTTTCAACCTCTCCAATTGGCAAGGCAGATGGCGGTGTGGTTACTGTCAAGCCGCTCATGGCAGTCTCCTAACTTTCTTCAGGCCAATCATTTATAGGCGCGTTGCCTGTCTGCTTGCCGTCTGAATCAAAAGGCGTCACAAACAGCGCCATGAATGCGGCATGATCTTTTGCGCCATCAATGGCCGCTTCTATGTTGTTACTGGCTGTTCGCACTGCGGCGCGATAGGTTAAAGTGGTGCTATCTACAGTGTAGCTTTCAACCTCGCTGGCTTTTATAATTTTCCAATCGGTGAGAGATAACAATTGATGGGCCACGGTCTTGGTATTTTGTTTCCATGTTGCTTTGAGGCCATTCAAATCTTTTGGCGTTTCAGCATCAAAATAGAAACGGTTGTCAAATGGCGCGGGATCATTTTTCCAGACAAGCCCAGCTTTGGCTTTCTGTTCATCAGGCCAACTCATCCAGTTATACGGATGCTTTACTCCAGTGTTGCTAGTCCACGGTTTTCCCGCTCGTACTATATTTCCGTTATGTAACCAAGGCATATCTTTATCCCTTACTACCTAGCATTAGAATATTTGAATGGCTGTTCAGCGAAAGCCATAAAAATATATGTACCATTTGATGCGTTAATTGCCGTCCAAGTATTTCTGAGTTTGAAGCCGTTGCTTAAAGCGTCAAAGTAATCAGTTGCCACGTCGGTATCTTCAGCCTGTGATAGATTTGGGTATAGGAAGTTTGCAAAATCGTTGATCGGGTCACGCGCTGTATCTACCATAACCCAGTCGGATGATACGTCAGTCCGTTTAATCATAAGAAAAGCGGGACGGAACCCTGTATAAACAAATGGCCCACTAGCACTGCCGTTGCCCTGATAGCTTGATATCCTGCTGTAGCCTTCAATGTCAGCAAAGGCGAAAGCTACATGCCCGTCGTTGGATTTGTTTACTGCGGTAGAAGCCCCATCAAAATTCACTACAGAACTTGTCATGCTGTAAGTATCAAGATTAGTTTTTGTATCTGTGGCGTTAAGCGAAAGGTAGTCTGTAGTTCCATCAATAGCCGTTGTAAGAACAAGCCAGCCAGAACTACTGTCTCTGTTTTTATAAATGACAAGTTTGGGTGTTGTGCCTAATCCGTGACCAACAGAATCCGCATTGCCTGTTCCAGTGTATGTAAAAACACTAAACCCTGCCTCCGTGCTGGCGCTTACTGTGGTTGTGATGGTGCCGTCTGTGTTACTAACAGCCGTGCCACCAGCTTTCCAATTCCACGCCACTATACTCGCACCGCTCTCATTAATAGAATTAATATTTGAATCATGAACTATGGTGTACCCGTCAGAATTAAACGCCGTTAAGCCGCCAGTAAATTCTTGTTCTGCGCTGGTGCTGTTTGAATAAATATTCTTTTTAACGCCCCTGACTGAATCATTCAAAACATGAAATCTGGCTGCGCTTCTGCTTTTGAACCAAACCCAATCGGGCTGGAAGCCGACTCCTGTGATGTTTCTCGTCCCGCCGTCACCCGTGTAAAGAACCGTATTAAAATAATCTTCTGGATTATCACCGTGATTAGGGTCAACATTCGGGTCTGGAAGGTTATCACTGCATAGCGCGAGAAAACCTGTGGGCGGTGCGTAGAAGAAATCTCCGTTACCGTTCGCATCAGCGTTGCCACCCGCTGTTCTTAAATTTGAGAAAGTACTATCTTGTCCGAAATTGATAGTCAGATTACCGCTGTTGTTGATGAAGGCAGGGAACATTTCCGTCCCCGCCGTGAAAGTTTCTAATTCATTTGTTCCCGCAGATGGGTTCCCCGCTGATCCGCTACTGTTGTTGACGTAAGTGTTGTTGATGCCTAGCCAAAACTTACCAGCATCAATATCGATGGCTACTTGCAAGATATTATTTTGCGGTGTAGATGCACTAAACGCAGGGCTACCATTTATTGATCTGGCGGTGCCAAAGTCATAAACACTTAGTGGGTCAGTAGAGTAGCCCAAAATCGCATCGCTGATTGAATTTGAAAATGATGATCCTGTTTGAAACTCACTTGTAGCCCAGCCAGCGCCCCACCTAGTTGTGTCAGTAGATATGACCTCATAATACCATTTGCCGCTTGAAACACCCATTGTCCCGCGAACCGTAGGCCAGCTATCAGTTGTGCTTGTAAGGGTTAAGTTACCATTGGTTAATACAATGTCACTCACATCAGACAAACTATTCACGACGCAAAAATTGTTGGTGGGGAGATCAGGCATTGAATCCCTGTACTCTAAACCCGTCGCTGTAGGACTGTTGCCATTGCCTGACTGATCTAAGTAAAAGGCATTGGTGCGAGTGTTTTTGAATGCCGAATAAATAAAGTGGTCTCCACTGGAGTTTGAGCCTGTGCTTGCTGTTGCAAGCTGAAATCCAGTAGATGTAAAAGTGACGTTAGGCGAAAAAACCTCAACCGCACTCTCACCAGCGAATAGTGGCCTTGTTCCTATTGTATCAGCATCACGCGCCCTATCCAAAACGACCCAAGACGTGCCAGATGCATTTGATTTTTTTATGAGAAGATACCCTACATCAAACCCCGTCGTGACTGACGGCCCAGAGCTAGAGCCGTTACCTGTGTAACTGTCAAACTTACTGTAGCCAGATTTTTCGCACCAAAGATACGCGACATAAGTTTGGCCTGATTGATTTGTGCCGTTGCCACTGCCTACTGAAAAAACAGTAGAAGTTGGCGCAGTATCGTTCCAAGTGGTGCTATCAGTGACTGTGTGGGCAAGGGTGTTAAGTGTTAACTTTTCATCCTCTGGCGATACTGTGTTGCCATTTTCATCAACCGTATTCCCAACATGATAGACTTGCCAAGCCTGACTGCCGCTGGTTTTTTTCACCATAATCCATTTTGGAACAGCACCTAAACCATGTGCGATTGTCCCAGCGGAACCTGTGCCTGTGTAAGTAACGATGCTGAAGCCGTAGGTGGTGTTAGCCGATAATTTTGTTGCAGGGATGGTGCCAGCCAACGCAGACCCCAGATTGGAGCCATCAATCTTGACTGAATTGGCTGTTGGTGTATTTCCTGCCCCCGCGCTGTTGGTCGCTGTGGGCGCGCCACCAGCTTGCCAGTTCCAGCTTACATAGTTGTGGTCACTTGAACCTGTAAGATTTGATCTTCCGCTACCACTGTCGGTTCCAGCCTTCACTGTAAACCCATCAGAATCTATTGACGATACACCGCCGTTTGTATTGCTGGTTGATTGTGCATCTGCCAAATTGCTATGAATCGCCTGATCACCGCTTGAATCAATGCCTCGCACCGAATCAAATAGTTGGTGATTATTTGCGTTGGTTCTGTTTTTTATCCAGACAAGGTCAGGTTGAAAACCAACACCCGTGACTGTGCCTGTTGTTCCTGATGGCGCTGACGCTGGTATCGGGCCAGTATATGAAACAGAACTGAACCCTGCGACGGTTGTTTCATCTGTAAAATTTAAATAGAAGCCAAGTGTTCCGTGGGTGCCTGTATAATCTTTAGGAATCCAAATTCCTTGTTTAGTTTCGCCGAATGATGATGCGGTCAACGCCGTGCCATCAACGTAGTGAAACTCAGCAAGATATGCATCAAGGTTGTTAGCGGTAGTGTTTATTCTGGTGCCAATTTGTATAAGATCAGATGATCCAAACTCTGCCCAAGAAGAAAGTCCACTTCGATTGTCTATGCTAAATCCACCGCCGCCAGCGGCACTGTCATCTTGATCCACTCCATTTATGTAAACCTTGAGCTTGTCAGCGGCGGTGCCGTTGTCGGCATCTGACTTGACGACGATGTTGTACCACGCACTGGTGTCGCGGAATTTAGCATTTGTGTGGAGTATTGCTGACCCATTATTTTGGATGCGTATAGTGTTATCAGTCTGAAACTGAATAGTGTCGGTGTTTGTATCTGTGGCGGCACCCACATCTATAACGTCTTGTAATGTGCCAAGTGTATTTCGCTTGATCCAAAATGAAATAGTCCAATCGGTGTTACTGCCCGTTGTTGTTGGCTCAAACAACATGCGACTTTTTACATCATCTGTGAAACGCAGAGAACGCTTCAACAGATACGGGTAGAAGACTGTCTCCCCGCTGAAAAAATTCAACCCGCCTGCGCCGAATGGGCCTGACATGGAAGCTCCTAACTAAAATTCAGTTGCGGATTGCCAAGCAAGATGCTGTCTGCCGCTGAGACGATGTATGGCACAACATCAACCGCGCCAGCCGCCGATGATAATGAAAGGGTATTAACCCCGCCTGATGTCTTGTATTGTGTCCCTAGCGAGACTGTAGCGCCGCCACTGCCATCTTGAATGAAAACAATGAAGCCCGACTGCCCGACTTGTTCTGTGGTTGGATTAGCAAGTGTGACCGCCCCTGTGATCGTTAAAACAAAATTTTGATTTGTTGCAAAATCTAAGGTGACGGTGCCTGAGTTGCTGGTATCTGTGTTAGTGGTTGCTACCGCTGTGCCAGTGATAGACAGGCCATTGGCTGTTGTTGCGGCTTTGATGACATCATTGTGATATAGGGTAACGGCACCGTTCAAATCGCAGGTGATGTATTCCTCTCCACCAGAGTTTGACAACAGGGTGATGCCATCGCCTTTGATGTTAAGTTCGTTTGTTGCGTTGACGATGTTTGAATCAGTACCGTCATGAAAAATGGACAGATCAGTACCCGCGCCAAAAACCAGACGATCATCAGTTGTTCCAGCGCTATCACCGAACACGATGTTTTTTGTGTTCACATCCAAATTGCCGCCCAACTGCGGAGTCGAATCGTTGACGATATCAATGGTGGATGGTGATGCTGTGTCGGCGGTTTGGTTGGCGGCAAACAGGCTTATCCACGCATCATTATCAGCGTTGCGTATCTTGAGAATATTTGTACTGGTATCATACCAGAGTTGATAAGCAACCATCGTTGACGGTTGTGATGATCCAGAACTCAAAGACAGAAGCGCAGAAAGCGAATTATTCAAATCTGTGCGGAATGCAGGAAAGCCCTGATTTTCAATCGTTATCGGTACGTTCTGACTCATGTCTACTCCTTATGCCGCCACCTCGCCAAAGCCTTGGGCAACGTAGTCAAATGTTCTATCAACCCCTGCGCTGGAGCTATTGAAGAACTGGATCGTGAATCCTGTTGCCGATTTGCTGGTTATAACATAGAAATCGCCGCTTTGTAAGTTTTGGGCGGCTATACCCAAACCTTGCAGAGATTTGAACGCTGGACTGAAGGTTATGGTTTTCGTACCCGTGCCACTCGCAATATCTGATTCTGCAAGTGTTCTATCGGGCATATCTATCGAAACAGATAACGCCGTTATTTTTGGCGAGGCTTGTGCATCAGAGCTAGAAAGTATCGCCTTGAACTTGAACCCCCGCGCTTTGTAATCACCCACAAAGAATTTTCTAAAAGCAGTGTATGTGGGCGACCCGCTGTTGGGGTCATCTTCTGTGGTCGCGATTTGAAGCTCGACATTAGTGTCATCGAATGCCTGAACATCGCCGTCAAAGGTGCCTGTACGGTCATCAAAGTTGCCTTGTGTGGAATCAAACAAGGTTAGATATTCAACCCGCTCTACCGTGATGTTAGCCGTCACATGGCTGGTGTAGACTGCGCCAAGGTCAACGGGGCTATCAAACTCATATGTCCCTGTGCTTTGAACAGAACCGCCACCCCCATCGAATAGCCCAACCGCGTCATCGAAATTCCCACTCGCGCTGTCAAAATTAACAGTGGTGTCCATAATCAGAGCGTTATCGGTTGTCGCCACGCAATTTGTTTTCGCTCCTGAGAACGACGGGCTTTGTGTGGATGTCGTGACTGAATTGAACCCTTTGATTTCTTCAATGATCGCAACAGATGAGGTGGCGTTTTCAGATGCGAGTCCCAGCTTATCAACCGACTTGATAAAATACGTTCCTGTCATCGCGGGAACGACTGCCGTGTTCGCTGGTCTAGATATCTTTTCTGCAAGCGTTACTGCGTTTGAGTAGCTTGCACCACTGGTCGCTCTGGAATGGCGAATGATGTAATGAGAAAGATCAAGGTCTGTCGTGGGCGTCCAACTTAGCGCGGCCTCTGTTCCAATGATATTGACAGAGAAATCGGTTACATCTGCGGGGGGCGCGGTTTTACCAACGATCTGGTGTTGCACCGTGGCAAATGGCGATCTGACGCCCAGAGCCGTGATCACCCGCGCACGAACATCATAGATAATCCCATCCTCGACATCGACCAATTCAAACTTGTTTGACGATGAGGTGCCTATAGAGATGAAATCTGTATCTGTTGATTTCTTAGCCTGCACCTCAAATTGCTGGGCAAACGTATTTCCTGATGTGACGTT